TTTTCTTACACCCAGATGCCCTCTAAATTCGAGAACCCGAGCAAGTGCCGCAACGCCCTCGGTCTCGTTGGCGGCTCTGAGGTCTCTAACATTAGCGGAAATTTGGTTGATTTGGAGTCGGATTTATTTGGTTACACACGCGTTCAGAGCAAGTGTATTGCGCGCCAGTATCTGCCCGCCTGCCCCCTCGGTGGTGCCGGCTGCCCCGATACTCCGCCGTCGTTCTCCTACCGTGATAAGTCGACCGGTAAGGTGTACACAGTTGACACGACGCCGCGCAACTTGCCATCGTGCCAGAATGTCACTTACCCTGGTGTTGGCACGCCTAAGCCGCTCGGTGTCAATACTTGCTACCCAATGCGATTCTAATAAAATAAATTATCTTATTCATCTCTTTTCTTTCTAGACTAGATAAAAAGATAAGAGATGACTAGAATAGAATGGCGAACATCGCACTCAAAGATCAGAGTTGGAATCGTCGGTTATACGATGGTTGTAAGACAACGGATGACTTACGTCTAACAACTGGTCCCGGTCGTTACCAACTAGATGCGCCGCCGCAGTACTGTAATGCCACATACGCGCCTGAGCCGACAACAATTCTACAAAAGTGGGGTGACGCACAGAATGCAACATTCCTTAAGACCGATGTAGAGTCGGATCTCTTCAATATCAATCGCCCGACGACAAAGACTATTTGCAACCAGTACGACCCTGATAACAATAAAATGAATAAGACATCGCTAACGCCTATGAAGGAGCAGTCTTTCCCGCAGACACATACCCGGCTAAACGACCCGCCCTGTACGCTTCGCTCATCGGGCTGGAATCGTTGGGAGTGGCTGTGCCAGAATCCCCAAGAAAAGGCAATGATTCCCTTTGACTGGGAAATCAGCACCCGCCTCCAGCAGAAGGATGAGTTCCGCCCTTGTATTCCTACTCCCACCGGCTCACGCGAGGTCCTACCTGCCCCGAATGCCTTTGAGCCTGAGTCTGGTTTCCAGGGACTCGAACAGGATGCTCTCAACGAGTACCGTGCCTCTGTGTTCCGTTCTATGAATAAGTTACCGCGTGGTCTCGATGTCCTCCCGGCGCCACCGAATGCTCTCTACGGCATCCAGCCCTCACCGCTCAACCCGCCGTCAACTGGCTACCGCCAGCATGGCTGGGCACAGAAGGCGTAATAGATTTACTATAACCAAATACCGTTCTATCGCTATACCGGTATTTATAGGTTAAATTGTTTCTTATTAAACTTAGTGTCTCATAGTAGAAGTTCCAGTATGGAGACCGCAGCGTTTCTAGGATTACTCGGTCTCGGCTATGCCGCTAGCAAAACGATTGCAAAGAAGGATACCGAGGGTTTTGCAAACTTAGAAGGCTCACCCGATTTCCGCATCGGTCCCAATACCACCTATTCGCCTGGTCGCGGCGATAGCGGACGCTCACCGTCCACCCTTACACCACCACGCGCAGATGTCTATACGCCCGCAAATGCGCGCACGATACCTGGTTTACCTCGTCAACCCAATACACTTGGTGCCGGCGATTATGATATGCAATTTCTAATGCCCGCCGGCGGATCTCTACCCGCTGAGCCGAATCCGTCACAACTCCAAGCAACACCCAATGGATATTTCCCTATTCCGCCGCTATCCCTACCTACACAGGATGATCCCACGGTCGCCGACGCACTCCAGATTCGCCCAGATCGTTGGGAGGATGCCACCACACGCCCTGGTTTCGTATCGGCGCTCAGTGGTGTAGAATTCAAGCCCGGCGAGTTCAAGCACCAAAACATGGTTCCTTTCTTCCGCGGTCAGGTGAAACAAAATATGATAGACACCGCAAATAATCAAATTCTTGATGTATACTCAGGTTCCGGTAAGACGCTATATGCGAAACGAGAACAAGCCCCATTTTTTGAGCCGACAACCGAACCTATCGGCAATCCGTTCGGCTTTGAATCCACGACAAATTTCATGGAATCTCGTATTGTAGAGCCGAAGAACCGTGCCGGTGAGCGACCCGTTGAGCCAATTCGTGTCGGTCCTGGTCTCAACCGCGGCTACACCGAATTACCGTCTGGTGGTTACCAACAGCAGGAGGGCGAAGAGTTCATTCTTGAGCGCATGCCTCGTACAAATGATCTCCGTGTAGTCACAAATCCCAAACTCACCTATGCCACACCGGTCGTGCCTGGTTCCCATTTTATTACCACTTCAGGAACCGCCGAGTCTATTGGTGATGTTCGCAAGTACCACCCTGACCGCTTCTACCTCAACGAGCACGGTGAGCGCAATTTCGTTACAGCATCCGACAACGCAAAGCCGACCATACGCTCTGCTCAAGTGCTCAAGCATGTCACTCGCCCTGATACCTCCAAGGAGTACGAGGGTGCCGCCGGTCAGGTAGAGGGCAAGGCGACCTACACCGTAGCATCTACACGCACGCCACTTGCCAAGCAGATGGGTCCTTTCGGCTGGCGTAACGCAGATATGACAGACAACTTCAATCCTAATACAGATGCGGAGGAGAATGACTACGGTAAGTCCGGTGTGGAGATTCGCCCCAACGAGCGTTTCTACACAACTGAGCGCGTCCACGGTCTTAACATTGTACCACAGGAAAGCGGTGAAGTTACTCTTCCTTACCAGGATATTGCTCGTCCAACTCGCCAGGAGGAGACCGAGGATTTCAACTGGCTTGGTGGTGCCGGTCCCGCCGATGCACAGCCACGGCTCACCGTCTACGATCCCAATGATATCGCACGCACAACCATTAAGGAGACCACCGAGGATAACGATTATCTTGGTATTATGGCGCCTGCCGATGTGGCGCAGAAGCTCACTATCTACGATCCCGACGATATTGCTCGTGTAACCGGTCGTAACACCCTGGACATGCAGGATCTGTACCGTAACTACAGCCGTACCGATACTGCCGAGACGGCGACAGCGCGTCTCCAGGATACGGTGCGCAATACCCAGAAGGCGGCGCTCTCCAAGAATGCTTGGAATGGTCCCGCGGTTGCCGCGGTTGCGACTGCCGAGACGAACCGTACCGATGCATACAATATGCGCCAATATGCGCAGAAGGAGAATGTGGCGCGTGGTCGTCGCCCTCAGGGCTCCTCCGTCAAGCTGTTCAACGGCGAGGACAACATTCACCTCCAGTACCGCAAACTCAACGCCGACTCAGTCAACGACCGCGAGCCTGGTGTGGATCGTGTGGACAATATCCCTACATCGCGCGAGGTCATCGGTCTCCAGCGCCCGCGTACAGTACTCAAGTTGGATATCTCCGCTATCCGCAACGAGCCGGTTACCGTTGCCGCTCTGGAGCGCAATCCTTATGTCATCCCCTTACACCGTGCCGCTATGGTGGGAGGACGCGATGCTATCTAGTCCGATTTGGGTACAATATTCGTCGGTCTAAACTTTATTGTATTTATCTCACTAGTTCTATGTCTGTTGCCCTTAGAAAATGGTCGGCAACAGATAATATTGGAAGTATTGAGATTTTAGAAGTATTTGGTAATGATCTTACCGTCGTAAATGCCGCGCGGGTTAGTTTTGCAAAAGAATCTACCGAATTTGACGGAAAAGATGCTAAACTTGTAACATACTTAGCAAAGCATAATCATATTAGTCCATTCTTTCATCCGCAGATTCGTGTTCGTATTAAGATGCCTATCTTTGTTGCACGCGAATGGTATCGGCATACGATCGGTTTTGCACGCAATGAGGTCTCACGACGCTATGTAGATACAGTGCCAGAAATATGGGTGCCAAATGCCGGTCAAGTGCGCGCACGAGACCCAAACCTCAAACAAGGTAGTAAGGATACACCCGTTGACAATGTAGAGAAAGTAGTGGAAGCGTTTCGTCTTGCCGCCGTCAATTCACTAGACTTATACGATTCACTTCTCAAAGAAAATGTCGCACCCGAAATTGCGCGTGCTATTCTACCACAGAGTATGTATACGGAGTTTATTGAAACTGCGTCTTTAGCGGCGTATGCGCGACTTGTGAAACTACGGTTAGATCCTGGTGCCCAACAAGAAATTAAGCGTTATGCCGAAGCGTTAGCGGCACTAATTGGACCGCATTTTCCTGTAAGTTGGCAGGCTCTTGCAAGCGAATAATTTATACTTATACAAATAGCATGAATGAAATCCGCAGGCAAACATGACCGCTATAAATTTATGTATAAACCCGACGAAGTATATTGGGGACTTGGTATTGAAAACGAAACATATCTTGAACTTGAAGGTGGCGTTGTAAAACCTATCGATTTTATTAAAAAAAATCATAAACGAGAACGATATAGTGTAGACTATTGGACTACATATAAACCTGACTCTCTAACAAAAGCATTGGATGCGTATTGTGTGGAACCTACTATTTCACTGCCTCTGCTAATCAATGGGCATACATTGACGAAAACCGATATGTGTGGAGAGCCTAAGAGTTTATATGCAAACAACTATACTCCAAATCCAAAATTTTCTGGAAAGACTTTATTTGAAAATTTACAGGAAATTAATTCATATGTATTCAAACATAGTTATAAAAATTGGTGGACCTTTGACGGTGATACGATTGAATTTATGACACAGCGATTTTATTGTGCAAAAATGGAGGATATTATTACCGAGTTGCTCGACTACAAAAAACATTGGCTCGGTGCATTACGATCCGGATTATCGTCGTTAAAATGTGAAGAAGCGCTCAAGCGACCTATCTATTATCCTAAGAAAAATCATGGATTTGCTGTATTTCTAACAAATCAATCAAATGTTGCCATTTTCAATAACGGCACCTATCATTTCAATATTACGCTGCCTACACGGTTAACCGCGCAGTTAACGATTGCCGATATGCCCTCGTTTGTTGTGCGGCACCGTGCGGTCGCTCGGCTGTTTCAGTGGATTACGCCGTTTTTGGTGGCGGCGTTTGGTAGCGGGGACGTGCTTGCCTCGTGTGGCTCTGGATTTCCTGCCGGCTCGCAGCGTCTATGCGCGTCGCGCTACGTATCGGTCGGCACCTTTGACACGGACGCAATGCCGATGGGCAAAATACTGACTACGCCTTATTCGCGCACACCTGGACGATGGTATGAGCAAATCCACGATATGAGTGGGTGTGCTTATACGGTTCGCGATGCACTGGGCGTTGATATTAATTTTAATAAGCACTGGAATCACGGGCTCGAGTTTCGTATTTTTGACTGGTTTCCTGAATCGCGGATTGAAGAGTTGTTTCGGTTGCTCATTTGGATGTGCGACGAAGGATTGGTGCTTGGGCATATGCCGATACCGCAGACATCTAAAATATGGAACGGTTTGCTTACGAAATCGGTGACTCAGGGCGCGGCGGCTAAGCTGAGCGAAAATGAAGCGACATTTTTTGGACTATTGCTGCGCATACCTCGTTTTGAACCCTCTATGAATATATTGGATGCCTATGCCATACTACACGATGAATGGCGGACTCGCTGGAATAATTCCAAAGATTCGTGTACATCGCGGATGATACGAGTGCCGCTGCCGTCGGCGGCGGTGGCTCCTGCTGCTCCTGTGGTGGCGGCGGTGGCTCCTGTTGCTCCTGCGGTGGTGGTTGCTCCTGCGGTGGTGGTTGCTCCTGCGGTGGTGGTTGCTCCTGCTGCTCCTGCTCCTATCCCTGTACCCAATGTGCCAGTTGTTCGCAAACGCAGACTCTGTGGGTTTTGGCCGTTTTAGACAATAGATCGCTCCTATGCGGTCTAAACATTCTAAACTATTCTTTACTCTAAAGAACAGTCCAGAATGCTGGATAGTTGGACCTACGATCCTCATTCGCCAAAAACGATTGATGATATTGTAGGAAATTGCGATGTTATAAAGTCAACCGCGGCGCTTATTCGTGAAAATAAAGCATCCCATATTATTCTCGTTGGACCCCAAGGTTGCGGTAAATCTCTCTTTTTGAATATTGTTCTTAGCAATATACCTAAACTAAAGATTGATTGTACTGCAAATTCTGGTCTCCGTTCTGTACGCGATAATATTCGTAATTTTGCGCGAGGATCTCGCACAATGGAAGGAAAATTACGATGGATTATCTTTGAACATGCCGAAGCACTCACATCCGATACACAGGCATTTTTGCGTCGTATGTTGGAAACAACCTCTGCCTCAACTCGTATTATATTTGAATGTAAAGATGCCGGTGCTATCTCTGAACCTATTCTATCGCGCTCATCAATTGTTACATTTACCGCCCCTGATACAACAGATATTGTGTTTGAAATACAACGCCGTACAGATTATAAACTTTCTCGTACAATAATTGATACTATTGTAAAATATTCATATGGTAATCTTCGTACAGCACTTACAAATGCATTAGCCGCTCTACATTGCCCTGAACCAATTCATTATGGTTATGGTAACGAACAGATTGAAAGAATGTTAGCATTGCGCCCTAATGATGAAATGAATTGGGTAAAATGGGCAGTTGATACTGAAGTAACATGCCGTATGGAAGGAATTGATTTGCGTGACATTTTACGACAAGGATGGTCTGAAAGTCCTATTGTAGCAAACACATGCGCACAATGGTCCCGGCTTGGTGGAACAAGCCCACGAACACTCTTTTTTGAGTGTCTATCCGCGTTAAGGCAAAAGAAAACCAATGTCAATCCTGAATAAAATTATGGAAAACGGTACCCTTTACTCGGAGGCTCGCAATGAATATCTCAAGCAGATGTCTACATGGATTGTACCGCCACTGGTTGAATTCTTCCGTAAAGAATACAATTCGCTTCTTGAAGCGGAGGGAAAGAAGGTAATGAGCGCCTTCCAAACATATTGCTCGCAGGTGCCGCTCTGGAACCAGGATGTAATTGATAGCAATATCGGTATTATTCTGGATAACTGTCGTTGCGATTATATGGAAGAGCTCATGACTGCAGTCTTCATCGCATACACCAAAATGCTTACAGCAATTCGTGTCAACTCTCGGCAAAAGAAATTACAAATTACTCTGCCGAAATTGGACCATTTCCTTCACCGTGTCTTTATTGAATGTGCTCGTTCGTTTTGGAAGGCACCATATCTCTTTGCGCACGATCTTCCACCAATCGAAAAGCAGAAGAACATTTTACAGGCGGAACAGATTTGTACGGAGGCTCTCAGCGGAGCGGTGCGGTCTCTCCTACCTGTAAAGTCTATTCTCCGTGATTACCTCGACGACGGCGACGAAGATAAGGAGGAAGAGAAAGAAACGGAGGAAAAGGAGGAAAAAGAGGAAGACGATAATGAAGATGATAAAGTTGCGGAGGAGGATGAGGAGAAGGTTGAGGAGGTGAAGGAAGTGAAGATTGAGGAAGCGAAGGTTGAGGAGGTAAAGGTTGAGGAGGTAAAGGAGGTGAAGGTCGAAGAGGTGAAGATTGAGGAAGCGAAGGTTGAGGAAGCGAAGATTGAGGAGATCAAGGAAATAAAGACGGACGAGGTGAAGGTTGAGGAGGTAAAGGAAGTAAAGATTGAACACCCTGTTGAGTCTCCCAAAGAGATTAAGTCTGTAAGCGTTGTTGAAACGCCAAAGATTATTGCTGAAATGAAAGCGGTTGAAGAAGATAAGCCAAAAGAGGAGTCAAAGGTACCCGTTCCTAGGATTGAAAAACTTGACACTCCTCCTGCGCCTCCAACAATTCAGCCATCTGCTCATTTGGTAACCGATATAGCCATACCACCGCCGCTTGTGAACATATCAAAACAGGGCGCGGAGCCTATTGCTGCTGTTGGCGGTGCGGTCACCAATGTCATGATTGACACGGAGCCCTCCGTACATTTTACACCCTACGATACCGTATTTGATGAGACTACGCAGGGTATTAGCCACATTCGTTACTCGCCCAAAGACGGTGAGAACGACGACTATGATGCGCCTCCTCGTCTCTCTTTTGGTACATCTGCGAATGTGATTGCAAACGACGATGTTGAGGATTTGGAGCCGGCAGCACCCGTAGTTGCGTTGGCAGCAGCAGCGCCGACAGAATCAGTTGAAAATGACATTGATGCGCCCCTCGGCTCCACGGATGATTTTGAAGTGCTTGCGTAATTCTGTAAGTTAAGAATTCTTTTTTCGCCCTAGAACAATGTCTACTGCCTATCTCATCCTATTTACCCTCCTCGGCGGCGGGCTCGCCCTTTTCATCGCCGCCGGCTGGAGTTCTTACAAAGATAATAAGCTCCCGGAAACTTCGATACTCTTCCGTTGGTTTGTCGCAGGAAGTTTCTCCTGCGGTCTCGCTGCTTACGCGTACCTATTTGGTGCCGGCGGCGATCCTACCAGCATGTTCCAATCCATCGGCGACTCTCTCGAAATCAAGGAAGTGGTGCAGACACTTACATCCGCGGTTGCTGCATCATCGGTTGTCGGTGCCGCTGTTGGCGGTTCGGTGGATGACGTAAAAAAGGCAGTTGCTTCAACGGATAACAAGGAAGAGATCAAGGTAGGCATGCCTAATTTTTAGTTTGCCGACACATAATTGTATACTTTAATACTATCACCATCTATATCCTCTGGTGTTAGTGTAAATATACACGCTATCGATACCCAGTCTGGATTTGGTTCATCACGATCCAGCATTTGTGTAATACCAAATGTAATACCATGTTCATTTATAATAAAAGGGCGAACAATATACTCTATGTGTTCCGTCGAAAGATAATACCACTTATGTAAATCTATATTTGCATAATTGATACGAATATACATCGTTTCGGTTATCGGTTCCGTTGGTTTATACTGTTCTACCTCTACATCGTCCATCTTATTGTTAATTTTATGTATAGACGCCGCGTTTAGATTAGTAATAAAAATCAGGACTAAAATGTTTCTCAAAACATTGCCGGTGAAAACTCACCTGAAATTCATCCTTGGTGTTTACTTCGCCACTTTCCAGGCTGAGCATTGGATATATTGCTGCCTTGCGAGTAGCATCTTTTGTAAGCGTCCAATCTGGACTAAAAGGAATCATAGTTGTATTAATGAGGGTTTCCATTGCATACTCTACATTATAAGTATCTAACAGTCGCCGAGCAGTCTTACGATCTAACATATACATATGGGCACCCCATAAATTTGTATCATATGTCATATATATATAAGGATGCTCTAAAACACCATGATATTGATGTGCATATACTTCTACTAAAATATAGGAACACAAACAACTCAAAAGTAGAATTTCTAAATTATGGCGGCGGAATTGTAACATAATTTCTGGAAGAATTGACGCTATATTCTTTCTTAGACGAATATCATCTTCGCAAAAAACGCCAAACTCTGCATCCGAATTTAGAAAAGTTTGAATCATATCCAAATGACTAAACATAATTGCCCACACTCGTTTGAGATTTGTAGGTGCCTTCTCTAAACGAGGATCTGTAGACGGAACCGGCTCTACAAAATTTAATGGGATATTTTCTTTTTTAAATTGTGCCTCCATATTCGCTTTTCTAGTTGGATTGTTAAACGAAAAAGTATAAAAATTCATTTAATTTTTATATAGTTTAATTCTTGTTGGGTTTAGATTACATGTAAAGGTGAGCAATGCTTGCATCCATCTGGTCCTTCTTCTTGAGGAATAGTTCCGTATGATCCTTCTTTACAGTAAATGGCAGGAGGAAATCCTTAATGGAGAACGGTACCTGCTTGGGATTGTTGTAGAATCGCAGCAAGTTAATCTTACTGACAATTGTTTGAATACAACGTTTGAGTTCACGGACACCTGCCTCGCCGCCTGTAAAGTTCTCCACAATATGCTGTAGAACCTCCTTTGTAATACTCACCTTCTCAAAGAGACCCGCATCCTTAAGGGCGCCCACAATGAGATAGTTCTCCGCAATGAGCAACTTCTCCTTCATAGAGAAGCCGTTTACCTTAATATTGTACATACGGTCGCGTAGAATGGGATTGACTTTTTCATGATTATTGTGGCTGAAGATGAAGAGACAGCGGCTGAGATCAAAGTCAATACCCGTAAAGTACTTATCCTGGAAACGGTCATTCTGTGAACCATCCGTCAAATGAATGAGCAGATTATTGATTTCATCACCCTTTGGAGTTTCTGACACCTTATCCAACTCGTCAAAATAGATAATAGGATTCATACACTTTGACTGCATGAGTACATCCGCAATCTTACCCCAGGTTGATCCCTCATAGGTATAACTATGTCCATCTAGGAAACTGGCATCGGTCGCACCACCAAGCGTAATAAAGTGGAACGGACGCTCCAACGCCTTTGCCACACCGTCCTTAATGAGACTCGTCTTACCTGTACCCATCGGTCCATGAATGCTGAGTACATTACCGTTCGCCTTTGGATTTGCAATCCAACTGGAAACAAACTGCATAATCTGTAGTTTCGCTTCTTCATGACCATAAATTGCCGTCTCCATACACTTATGAACCTTCTCCATAAATTCACCACACTTCTCCGCCCCGTCCTCAAGCTTTACCGGTAGATCTTTGAATGTGCCCAGGGGCAAATCGGTAAATCCACTAATCCAGTGCGAGCACTTGTAGTACTCCGACGACGAAGGGTCCAGATTACAGAGTGCATTGTACTTTGCCATGGCAACACGGCTGAGCTCTGGCTTAACCGCAACCTTCTCGAGAATCTTGAATTTTAGGGGCACTTGGACCTCTGCCGGACTCGCCTTCACTTCTAGTGCCCTTAAGAGTGCCGCCTGCTTCTCCTTCGTTAACGACTTGAAGTAAGTAATATCATTGTCAATCGTATCTTCCTCACCCTCGTCTTCTTTTTGTACAAGTTCTACAAAGCGCTTTACATTCTCAGGCTCCTTTTTCATATTGTACTTCTTTGGCTTGTTTGGATCACTGCCGCTTCCTAACATATCGGAAATAATGATATCAAATGTATTCTTGCGGCGCCCAGGCTGCTGCTGCTCCTGCTCTTCCTCTTCCTCTTCTTCCTCTTCCTCATACTCTTCATCATCCTCATCGTACTCGTCCTCCTCCGATGATGTATCGTCGTCTTCACGCTTAGCGCGTTTCTTTTCTCGCTTCTTCTCTTTCTTCTCGCGCTTCTTCTCCTTTTTAGATTTCTTCCTCTCGTAATCTGAGTCGTCATCGTCCGTACTCATCTCCATATCCGTGATCTTCTGTTTTTGATGTTCAGCCGCAACTTGTATACGCCGCTTAGGCTTCACAATATCGCTCTCCTCACCGCTATCCATATCCATAATTTCCATTCGTGGTGCTGATTCCTTATTTGAATCGGGAGTCATCTTGAAGATTTTACGAAGCTTATGTTTTGCGGCAATTGCAGCTGCCCGTGGCTTCCTTTCCTCATATACAAGTTCATTCTCCTCACTTGACTCTTCATAGTCATAGTCAATCAAATCGCGGATATTGCCATGCTCATCTACACTACTATCATCATCAGACGATTGCTCTTGTCGCTTGCGTTTCGTCTTAAGACGCTTTTCTTTGTTATCGGTGTCTTTCGGTGGCATTATTAAACGATTTGCGAATGAGCCTTAGACCTTGGCTTTGTCAATTTTTTGAATTATTGTCTCTGTTCTATGAACGCAGACAATAATGAAAAACTGGGTTATTTACTGGTTAATTCCTATTGTTTACCGGCGCGAGTGGCGGCGGGAGCGGCGGGAGGCGCGGCGCGAGCGGCGGGACGCACGGCGGGACTTGCGGTTCTTGCGCGAGTTCTTGTTCTTGCGCGAGTGGAAGAGCGCACCGACGGCGCTGTTAACGCCAGAAACCGCCGTGGTGCCAATGTTGCGGGCACCCTTGATGAGGCGGCTAGACGAGTTGCGTACCGTGTTCTTGGCACCAACAACGAACTTGACCGGGACATTGACCGCAGTGTTGAGTCCAGTGCGGAGCACGGCATTGCCCGTGCCGAGCAGGCGGTTAACGGGCGTGTAGACATAGCTCAGAACGCCCGAGCGGCTCTTACGCGTATTGTTGCGGCGACCTCCACGACGACGGCGAGTGTTGCGCGAGTTGTTGTTGTTGCGGCGTGCCATTTTCTATTTATGTTCTTGATTTTTATTTCCAACCACGATTGGCAAAATCTACCAGATCCATCAGAGCAAACCGCCCCTTGTTGGTCAAACCGGGCGCATCTGAACGCGGGATCTTGGTCAACTTCTGGAGCCGACCCTTGACACCATCCGACCAGGACGCAGTGGATAGAATCTTCGGGGCAGAATTGCACATATTTGCGAGGCAGTCAATATACTCCTCACATAGGAGGGTCTTTTCCGGGGAATTATAAGACGCCTCCAGAACCGCAACAATCTGCTGAACAAGCTCCGAGAACGCATCCAGGTCCGCCTCACCCAGCTTCACAAGCTCGGCAACAAACTGGCTGTAACCGCGCCGGAACTTCTTCCGCTCCAGCGCCTCCACAAATGCCTTGTAGTCCTCCGTGCCAACATCGGGAGTTTTCTCCACTTCCACGAAGATAGCCGTGTAATCGCGAAAGAGATTCGTCATGACAACACGGAGATGCATGAACTGGTCAGCCAGCTCGTGAAGCAGCTTCGCATACAGCGGACAGAACGCCTGCTCTGTCGCCGCCTTCTGGAAGACGAACTTCATGAACTCGTCAAGAAACTCTGTCTCGTTAGAGTCGAGAATCTGCTGCATGAACGTCTTTGTGGCTTCGTACGTGGAGAAGCCAATCTTGTTAATCTTACCCTTCACGCGAGCAAGAATACGATCCTCCGTCTCACCTGCCGCCTTTACTGCTGCAGAACTGAACTTAGGTCCAGACGGCTCGGGTGCTGCTACTGCCGGCACTGTTACTGATGCTACCGGTGCTGCTACCGGCACTGTTACTGCTGCTGCTGCTGTTACCGGCGCTGTCGCTGTAGGCGCCGACTCCTCCCGCTGTGATGAAGGGCGCGACGGCGGTGCGGCAGGACCACGGCGACGACCAGACCAGACCTGAAAGCCATCATTCTCACGCCGGTCACTGTGGTGCCGATCGTTGTAATGACGCTCGCCGTGATGGCGATCATTATAGTGACGGTTACTGTTGTCACCACGGCGCTCATTGTAAGCAGGCTGCCACTGCGAGACAGGCTGACCCGCGCCGCCGTGCGCAAAGCCGGCACCTGCCGGCATCAAATTACCAAACCGATTTGTAGGCTTCGGTGGAGCCGGTGCCCGTGTCTTCTGGAAGAACGGCAGGGATGAAAGGGAGGTCATAACCTCAACAGGACATAGAACATCGGAACTACGAATCTCAAGAGCACGGCGAAGAGATTCCGGAAAGGAGGAAGGAAGAGTACGGGACGACGCCATGTTAGAACGAACGGACATTTGAAAGAAAGTATTTATACGCAAGCAACTCAACAACACTTTACAGCGGAAAGACTCTTCAATTTTTTGCGGCGCATAGATTAAATGCTCGGAACACATGTGGTATCCGATCTTTCTTTGAATACCATATCCAATGTTCTTCCTCTAAAAACAACATGGGGCAAAATACAATTTCAACAAGGTCTAACGGATATTACAGCAAATGCCGCCACAATCAAAGCCCGCCAATTACCTATTATGGCACTTCGTATAGAACCTACAGTGTCCAAGTCGCTAACAAAACTATTGGATACTCTCAATGATAAAACCGCCTCAATTGATGATGCTTTTCAAAATATGGATCCTCGTATTTCCGAATCTGTATCACAAATCTTATGGAGACCTACAAATATAGGAGCATTTCTCAACAAAAGCCCGCTGGCAATGAATGCTCTTATCACCTGGCGTACTCTTATCCTACCCGCTTTTGCCGTACTTGCCCCCCTTATTGCCGTTGTCCTACCTTTTTTCCTACTTCGTTTCCTACATCCGCAAATTGAGATTACAACCGATGATTATATGTCCCGTGTACGACAAGTTCTCCTACAACAAATTACAATTCCATCATTTCTAAAATCTAGGAACGCCGAAGATCGTATAGGATTTATATTTGAGTCCCTATTTATCGCATTAACCGTTGGTATGTTTGTAAGTGGTATTTGGTCACAAATTACGAATGCTCTTCACACTCGTGCAATTTGGTTTGATATGGAAGAGCGGGGCAATCATATACAGCATATGTACCAAACTGCAAAATCGGCGCTCAAGGAATTAAAAACGATGTCCGCAAAGGCGCAACGGGCGGCTGTATCCCTCATTGATAGCGGTGAACTCGCATTCATTGCATGTAAAGATCTTGATACTCTTGATGGTGTATCTACGTTTGGATATGTATGGAATGATCCTACCGCTCTCAAAGGACTCAAAGAATGGCTCGCAAAACTTGACTGTTACACCGCAATTGCTTCACTTGATGATATTTGTTTCCCTCGTATTTCCAAAACAATCGGTATTACACTCAAAGGGGTCCATCATCCCGCAGTGAAGGGCTGTGTTTCTAACAATCTTGAATCAGTCGGTCATTCGATTTTGACGGGTCCCAACCGTGGTGGCAAGTCTACATACTGTAAAGCAATCGGGCTCGCCGTGGTTACTTCGCAAACATGGGGCTTTGCTTGGGCACAGCAGATGCGATGGTCGCCGTTTGCAACGGTGCTTACCGCATTGGAGCCGGCGGGACTGCTCGGCGAAATGTCCACATTCGAAGCAGAAATCGAATTTGCCAAATCGGTGCTCGCTGTCAAGGAAACGCCTATGTTTGTCATGATGGACGAAATCTTCCATTCTACGAATGCGGGCGACGGTTTGGAGGCGAGCCGTGTATTCATGCGACAACTCTATGAAAAGGCGGGTGTTGTATCCATTATTTCTACGCACTACAAGGACCTGGCTGAATCGTTTTCTTCATTGTCGACGGCAATACAAATGGATGCAACCGTTGGTGAAGAGGGTCGGTTATTATATACCTATAAGGTTTGCCCCGGTGTATCAGATAAGAGTAGTGTTATGGAAATTCTCAAAGAAAGGGGTCTGTTACCCGGTTAGTTGCGGTTAGATGAAAAAAGAAAGATTCATTCCTGAAGCAGAGACAATGAATCTATCCGACACATTCTATGTCGCACTATGTATGACTGTGCTCATTCTGGGCGCTGTCTACTGGTTTTGGACCCAGAATCAGTTTATGCTCCGCAAACTTTCTCTCCTTGAGAACATCGTATACGAGATGAAGATGGCACTTTCTACCTCACCAGATAGTTTAGGTATGGCTCCCCCGGCAGCACCGGTTGGTATGCCAACGGGACCTGCGCAGTATGCGCCCGCCCCTGGCTCTGTAATGAGTGATGACGACGCTGAGATTCTCAATGAGGACCTACACGCAACGCTCGCTTCGCAGCCCGAGGAGGCGCACGAGCAGAGCTCACCGGTGCTGGAAGTATCGGACAATGATATTCCTGAATTCAAGATGCCTGAACTAGTAGCGGCGTCGGCAGCGGAAGCGCCAGTTGTCGATGATCTCCAGCCTGGTGGTGTCGGCAGCGGCGTTCCTGAGGTGAAGACGGGTGCCAGCGCTTACGATGCCATGACGCTCAAGGAACTCCGCAAGCTCGCCGAGAACCGTGCTATTACCGGCGCAAAGGATATGCGTAAGCAGGCACTGATTGACGCTCTCCGCAATACGCCTGCCGGCGTCACCTTTGATGTGACGGAGGGTGTACTTGATCTAAACTAAATTTCAACAAACTAAATATTTGTTCCTGACAGAAGAGATGAGCACTTTAGGTTTCGCTCCTGTCACGAACAATCCGGCGGGGGCTTCCTGCTACACATCCACGGACCCTCACTATGCCGAAACGGGCGCACCTGCTCGCATGGCAGATGGTCGTCTCGTAACGGATTACCGCCCACGCTGTTACCAGTACCCGATTCTGGCGGCGCAGCAGTGGGGCGATAACGATGCCCGCAACCGTATGATTCATGGAGCAAGTGAACTTATGGAGGCGGCTCGTGCAATGAATGACCGCAAGAATACGCCAACCTCGTGCGATGACACAATGGTTCCCGAACTTTACAAGCGTGTTTGTACCTGGGATGGCTGCAAGACGATTCCTGGTAATTTCCAGGGCATCGGTACCGGTCGTATCTATGTGCCATCGTCGGCAGGTAATGCATCGTCGCCGCAGGCGCTCTCCGACGAGGGCGTCCCCGCGATCCCCACTACATGGCCTCGCCACCCTCCTCGTCTACCGTCGCAGTGCGCGCTAGACGATCCCGAGACACAGTGGAGTGTAAAGGGTGATGTCGCCAACTATGGTGGCTCCGCCAAGACGCACCCTTACTCTGCTCCGCGGGCTTAATTAGCAACGCCATATAGAATGGAACATTCTGTATCCGGTGATGGTGTACAGGGCGTCGTCCGCCGAAATCCTGTAGACGGAAGCGTAACAGTCAACGGTAAAGTAACAGGTCTTGGTCCTGTACAGCAGAAGATTATTTACATTGCAGCGGCGCCGGTTACGCGCGGCATTGGCTTTGCTGGCTCCGGTCAACCGTATCCCAATAAAGAAATTGCATATTCCAATACACCTAATACTGGTATGATTAACTCTGCCGATGGAAGTTTTACAGTTGAACTCAAAGGTATTCCCGCCGGTTATTTCAGTGGACTCGGCAGCATCTATGTTCCTCCCTGCGTAGATTTTACCTGCTTTACCGCCGATAAGAAGATGTTCCATACAACACTCATCATCAACGAGACAGCGGCTCCTTGGCGTTGGGGCTCTGGCGCACCTGCGCCCATGAAGCCTGAAATTGACGATCCTGATGCGACAGGACGCGCAATGTACTACTTCGGTCGCGAAGCGTTACCATTATTTAATAATCAAGAAGCGCAATTGCGTGCGCGTGGCTACCCCGGTGAAATGACAGCACGCGGCTGGCCTGAACCTGACGATGCGAAGCCGTGGGCGCACGCTTCACCGCCATCTTAGAGTAGTTTGAAAAAATTGAACCTTTTCATAGGACAATTAGATTGTCCTGCGAAAATGTCTGTATCTCTTTGTGGTATTCATACAAATTATGAAACAATTCGTTCCTTCCTTTCTAGCTCTGGATTTGCCGTAGTTCCCTGGGCTTCTAACATAACTAAATTAGTGTGCGGCGATTCGGTGGCGGGTAAGTGGAAAGTTACTGAGGCGCAGCGCCTTGGAATACCCGTGGTGACGGTCGCTGAAGTCATGGAGGCGGCTCGGCGGGTTGGAGAGTTGTGGGTATCCCGTTACGCACCGCGGCGCCTTGAAGATATCATCGGCGGCTTAGCGCCGGTTGGAGATCTCAAGAACTGGCTCTCTTGCTGGACAGGAGCGGCGGGATCTGTTCGTGCCGCTTTGGTAACCGGTCCACCTGGTATCGGCAAAACAACAGCGGTCGGTTTGGTTGTTGCCGCCTGCGGCTACGACTTGGTGGAGTTCAATGCCTCCGATGAGAGGTCGGCAACGGCGGTGCGCCGTTATTTTGACGAGGCAAAACGGTCTGGTCATTGTGGTCGCCGCCGCGTTATAGTAATGGACGAGGTGGATGGCATGAGCACTGGCGACCGCGGTGGCATCGGTGAACTTGCCCGCGTAATCAGTGGGTGCTCGTTTCCCATCATTTGTATCGCAAATGAGCGGGGAACGCCTCGGCTGCGTCCGCTTGCTGGGTGCTGTCTGGATATTCGCTTTCAGCGTCCTACCAAAACCGTCATCGCAAAGGCACTGTATAATCGTGTAGTAAAGGCGGAGAAGTTATCATATTCGGTGAGCGATTTGGAATTGCTATGTGAAAAGAATGGTAATGATATTCGCTCGATTATTAATGCTCTTCAGTTTTCGGCGAAATCATTAGTGGGGGGCGCAAAAGATGAGCTACAGCGAGTCGATGCGTTCTCTGCGACCGGTCGGCTTATTGGCGGCGGAGACTCTCTTGCGGTCAAAGAGCAGTTGGTGTTTCTTGATTACGGTATGATTCCTCTCATGGTCGCTGAGGGATATATTGCAGCAGCAGGACGCCCTCGTGTAAGTGGCGCCGCTGATAATTCTACACTTCTAACACGATGCGAGGCTGCCGGTAGGTATATCGGCGACTACGACATTTTGGACCGTCGTATTCATTCATCGCAATCATGGTCCTTAATGCCGCATGCGGTTTCGGCGATCGTTTCCGCGGCAACAAGCACGCAGGGAATCGCGCCGTTCCAAATCTTTCCGTCCTGGCTCGGCAAACAGTCCAAACGACTTAAGCATCGCCGGTGGCTTCGTGACATGCGTATAAGGGGTGTAGTTCGAGGCACCAGAGAAGATATGTTAGATACACTAGATTGTTTGCGATCTATGCTCTTTGTAAAGGGTAAATCTGCCAGTGAGATTGTTGGTCGTCTTGTAGATATCGGCGCAACGCGCGATGACATGCTCGAAACCATTGTGGACATGACATACAAGGATGACGCTGGGCGAGTAGCATTAGATACAAAAACAAAGGGCGGAATCACGCGGGAATGGAAAAAGATAGAAGCATCTACGACTCTGGAGCGGACAAAACCGGAGGCGTTTGACGATTCCTTGGAGGATATTGCCGATAGCGACGAAGAGTTTGCTGATATCCTTGAGTGAGTATTGTATTCAACAATTCGTTTTTTAAACGAAAACTTGAATGATTGATGATTGATGATTAAGCGTTTAGAGGGCGCCAGGGAACTTGACGATGTGAGCGCCGAGACCGAAGCCCGCACCCTGGCGAGCCGTGAGGCCGACCGAGGGCGAGAGGAGGTCGAGAATGGCGAACACAACCGCAGCCGTTGTGGCAATGACGGCGATCTCCTCGAGCTGGGGGACCTTGCGGGGGATGATGACCATCGCCACCGCGACGGCGAGACCCTCTAGGAAATACTTGACAGCGCGGGTGAGGAGTTCAGTGCCGTTGAAACCGTCCATTTGTTCTTATACTCCGGGCAAGGAAAAAAAATGTGCCGACTGCGTTAAAGTTTAAAGATATAATTCGTTCTTTGCTCTAGAAACTATGGCGGATAACGAAAAGGAGCAAAAAGAAGTATATCTAGAGGCTGACAAGGAGATTCCGGGACAGCACTATGTTGCCCTCAGCTTTATTAGCCCGCAGAAGGTTCTGAAGAACAAGGATCTCTTCTTTTTTACCGAGTTCCTTAAGGACTACGAGATGCAGTACAAGATTAAGTCTACCGAGGGCTTTGTCATGTCGGAGGTACAGAAGGTACAGGAGGCAGCATCCAAGGTTCAGGATGTAGTTGAGAATGCTCTCCTTAAGAAGGAAAAGGCGACGGATCTCAGCGGTGCCCTCCAGGTACTCGCCGATCTCAGCGGTGCCCTCCAGACTATTAAGGATGTCCGCCGTGAGCTCACGAGCGATATTGCGACGGATATGAGCACGTACGTCAAGACGAAGGTCGCCGATTTCCGTGAGAGTGCCCTCAAGGAGGAGTACGAGACTTTCCTCTTCAAGAACCGCAAGCGTCTGGATGATGAGTTCTTTGCGAAGAATGACTTCCGTACGACGGTTCAGGGTGTTAAGGTGCGTGGTGTCTATGATACCTACAACGAGGCGGTTCACCGTTGCAAGACTCTCCAGAAGATTGATCCGTCGTTCAATGTCTATGTCGGTCAGGTTGGTTTCTGGCTACCGTGGGATCCTGAGCCGTCCGATATTCAGGACCAGGAGTACGCCGACGATCAGCTCAACACGCTCATGAAGAAGTACAAGGAGAATGAGCAGAAGCGCGACGAACTATACCAGGAGCACAAGGTACTGCGCATGGGCGAGGCGAAGACGAAGAAGCCCGTCGTCGGTGCGAGCGTCAAGGATGAGTCCAAGCCCACCACGGATATGTTTGGTGAGGAGGATCCGTTCATGAAGCGCAAGCGTGAGCAGGCTGAGTTGGCGGCGGCGGCGGTCACTGCCTCCGTCATGAAAGCGGTGGATGGCGCGGCTGCTGCTTCTGCATCTGCGGAGAACACCCTTGTCACGGAGGATGGCAAGAAGCTATAATAAATTCCCATTATAAATGGGTTGCCCTTACAAATACGCTCTAGGTATTCCTGGACAGGGCTTTCATTCAACACGTATTTTTGGATACGCGTTGTATGATACACTTGCAACAATTGTTTTGGCGATGGTCACTACGTATTTTACAAAACAGAACTTTTTACTTGTTTTACTATTTTGGCTATTAGCCGGCGAAATACTACATTATGTATTTGGTACACAAACGGCATTTTTGACCTCTATTGGTGTTAAGGTGCCGTGCGATGAAAATTGACACAGGGTCGGCTGGATTTCTAACAAGGTATATCACAATGCTTGTGCTTTACCTTGTTCCCGATGATCCGGCGACAAAGGAGATGTATATGAAGCAGGCTGAGGCGTATATGGCGAAGCCTCGTGGTGAGCGCGATGCCGGTTTTGACCTATTCTCTGTGGCGGCTTCCGTGCCTGGTATGGCTCCAACTGCAGTTGGCGGAAGTTCGAGTGAAGGTGCCGCTGTCAAGATTGGTCAAACCTGCCGTGCTGCCTTGTACGATCCTATGCTTGGTCGGTTCCGTGCCTACTGGATGCTTCCCCGCTCCTCCATTTCCAAGACGCCGCTTCGCATGGCAAACTCCGTCGGTTTGATTGATGCCGGCTACCGTGGTCCCCTGCTTGCCATGGTCTACTCTACAGGTCGTGATGTTGCGGTTGCATTTGGTGATCGCTACTTTCAAATCGCTGGACCTGAACTACAGCCATTTGAACAGATTGAAATCGTAGATGAGATTCCTGGCGGGGCAACTATTCGCGGCGATGGTGGCTTCGGTAGCACGGGTAAGACCGGTGTGGCTGCCGATATTGCTGCTGGTGAATTCAACGGCGGTATTGATTACATTCGCTGAATTTGGTCTAAACATTTTTTAAGTTGGGTTTATAAATGGTCCAAAGAATACCTACAGAATTAGCAAATGCGTTAAGAGAACTGGCTCGTCAAAATCCTTACGCCGAATCTGGTTATCTATGGAGAAATCCATTCAATCCTCGTGCGACGGGGCGCCGTTGGACACCACGGACTCTAGAATTCTTCCAGCGGTGGCAACAATACGAGCGAGATAATCTGGCTGAACTGGCGGCTCAGACTAATACTTATTCACCTGAAGCACCGGTCCCTTCGTCGCCGCCCCCGTCGTAAGCATCGGCATTCCCGTATCCCCTGCCTGCTCCGCCAATTCCTTTTGCCGCTCATATTCTGCCGACCGTACCCAGTGGTCGCGCGATCCAATTTTAAAATCCGGATGCGGCTGTGCCTTGTACCAGAATACACAATCCTCAATCTTATTCGTATGTGCACCGTTGTGAATCACCAGGCACTCGTAGTCCTCGGTACACTGGTCCATAATCTGGCAAAACAGCTCAAAGGTAGGAAAAATACCAGCAAACTGCTCAAAAATACGGCGACGAGCGCTCACCTGATTTTCTCTTAAGATAAATACGTAATCCACCTGTCCTCGTAGGACCGGCGGAATACCCATCACATACTGAATGGCAAGAATGTATAGAAGTCCATAGTGGCGACCGTTCATAAACAGCGAACGAATCCACTTATCGCTTACCCACTTATTATCGTATAAGCAATCGTCCATGATGATAAACGCCTTACGATCCAGTGCCGACGAACCGCGCGCCTCCGTTTCCTTACGAATCTGCTTTGTAATCTGCTCCTGGCGCTTGAGTACATTTGATACAGTCTGCGGATTCACCTCATCGTGAATAAACAAACTAGGAACCATGGAACCGTAGAAAGCGTTCGCACCCTCAGTGCCCGAGAAGACTGTACCAATAGGAAACTTCTGCTTGTACCACATAAGATCCTTAATGAGCCAAGACTTGCCTGTACCACGGCGTCCAATAAATAACACAACGCCGTCGTCGGGAATCATATTCATATTGAATTTGGCAAGACGAAGATTCATAGTTGGGCGGTTGGAGGCGGGCTCACCCATTGTCGGCAACATCGCCGTTAATCCCATACCAGGTCGTCCTGGAGCGCTCATTCTGTGTTGATACCTAATTCCTCCATTTTTGTTTTACCGCGTATCCTCATTTTATATGCGGAAAGTCGGTTGAATTAGACCCGGACTGAAATTTAGAAATGCCTCCTAACCGAAATCGCGGACGTGGGGGTCATGGTCGTGGCGGTGTTGCTCGTGGTGGTGTTGCTCGTGGCGGAGCTCGTGGCGGAGCTCGTGGCGGAGCTCGTGGCGGCGGTGCTAACGGGCGTGGTGGAGGTAATGCCGGCAAGGGCGGTGCAGCGGCAGGTCGTGTTGCCAAACCGGCTGTAACAGAATTACCGGAAACTCTTTTACTGTCTGGATCTCCAACAATATTCCCGTCGTTGATTCGGGATGCGCTAACCGAATTTAAAAAGCCACAGCCATACTTCTCAGCGCTTGAGAAACTACAACCGACACTAGAATCGTCACAACTTGTGCCAGGTTCATGGTGGTTTGGTATTTCGGGCGAATTGCTTGCGGGTATTGACCGCCGCTCCGAATCTAGTTTTGAAGCGACACTAAAACTCAAAGATGATAGTTCGCGTGATATATTTATTAAGCGTATTCATCTACTAGACCCTTTGGCAGCGATGGAAGGGGAATATGTGCTACCAGAGGATGGTGCTCTACCTGCACCCAGTGAACTATGGCGTAATGCACTTGAGAAACTAAATCATCCGCTCAATGAAGCGTATGTAGATGCGCTTTTTGCGTTGTATGCCTCAAAACTTGTTGAGGGGGATATCTCGCCACATTGGTGCCGCTGCTACGGTACTTTCACTGCGCGTGTTGATAAATATGTATACAATATTTCGGAAGAGTACGATTCATTGCGTCGTAAGTCTTGGTGGAAGCCCAACCAGCGTGCCGGTATCTTCAAATATTATGAAGAAGAGAATGATACAAAGACATCGTTGGTAGAGACACTTTTTACACAGCCAGGCGAGGCGCTTTCACTTGACGATTTTACGGCGGTAGATGAAGTTATTATGGGCGGAGTTGCGAATGAGATCGTCCAAGAAGTGGAGCCAATAAATGTTGGCGATGATACTGTACAACTCACAAATCCTCGGCTAAGACTCAAACGCATTTTGAACGAAGGCAGTGCCAGCATCAGCGACGATGATAGCGGCAGTGAAGATGAAACCGAGGAGCTGGTAGAGTTTACAAATTTTCCTGTTCAAGTTTCCCTACTTGAAAAGGCGGACGGTACGATGGATACTCTTCTAGACGATGAGGACGATGATGATGATAAAATGGTTGAAACAAAGGATGCGCGTTGGTCTGCATGGCTCTTCCAAGTCATTGCCGGCTTAATTGCCGCTCAGCACTACTTTGGTTTCGTACACAACGATTTACATACCAATAATATCATGTGGAACGGTACAGGCATCACGCATATCTATTATCGTGTAGTGAAGGGCAAAGAATCGTGGTATATGAAGGTGCCAACCTACGGTCGTCTCATGAAGATTATTGATTTTGGTCGTGCATCATTCACGCTGCCAAACTGCGGCTTTTTCATATCCGACGCATTTTTTCCTGGCAACGATGCGGCAACCCAATACAACTGCGATCCGTTCTATGATGAAGCGGAAGGCAAAAAGGTAGAGCCAAATACCTCTTTTGATTTATGCCGTCTAGCAGTATCACTACTGGAATCTCTTTTCCCTGAACGACCTGCAAATGTAACACCTGTGCGTATTATGAGCCGCGAGGGCTCAAAACTCTACCCCGAAACTGTGAGTCCCGTCTACAATATATTATGGGAGTGGCTAACCGACGATGAAGGTAAGAATGTTTTACGTAAACCATCTGGCGAGGAGCGTTATCCTGACTTTGATTTGTACAGAGCTTTGGCGGCAGATGTTCATAATGCGATGCCCAAGACGCAAGTAGAGAAGGCGCTTTTTGCTCCCTTCCGTTGCACAGCAAAAGATGTACCAGCCGATACGAAAGTTTACGAATTGATTTTAGCCGCCTAATAACAGAGGATGAGCCGTTATTGGAAGCACAAGATGTACGCCGTCGCTATGGTCTTGCTCGTGATTGGCGGTATCAATTGGGGTATCAAGAGCTTCCTTGGAAAGGATGCTGTGACTTATTTTACAGGTAAGAATGTCGTTGTCGCAAACTTGATTTTTGCCGCTGTAGGCGTTGCTGCCCTAGTGATTGGTCTCCACCGCGACTCCTATCTACCGTTTCTTGGACAGACAGTCATTCCCTGCTCCGTCCTAACACCCCAGACTCCCGAGAACGCAGATATTGAGGTAGAGGTATTGGCAAGCCCCGGCACAAAAATCCTATATTGGGCAGCGGAGCCTTCGAACAAAGATTTGAAAGATTTGAACGACTGGAAGCACGCCTACCTAGCATATCGTAATGCCGGCGTGGCAGTCTCCGATAAGACAGGTGTAGCAAAGCTCAAGGTTCGTAAGCCGCAGCCGTATAGTGTTCCCCATATAGGCAAACTGAGCCCGCATGTACACTACCGCAAGTGTGACGAAGAAAATCTGCTCAGCCGTGTCTACACGGTTGACCTCAACAGCAAGGAGTTCTTTGAGAACTATGTCGGTATGCAGGAGTCTCTAGAGCCTGTCATTGAGAAGTCGGAGTTTAACTATGTAAAGCCTGCGCAGGCTTTGGAGGAGGCAAACACCGTCACCCTCAAGACGCTCAGCCGATCATTGATGCCCCAGGGCGGTGCTCCCGATGAGGGCAGACTCACTACCGGCACCCCGATTGATAACGCATTTACAGCAGTAAATTCGCCGCTTGTTGGCGCCACGCTAGATGCAGCATTCAGCGGCAAGGGAATCTAGACCGTCGGTTTATTATATTTAAAAAAACAACTTGTTTTATTAAATATACAAATGTCCGTCGTTCCCAATAAGGCTCCAACTGTTTATATTGCGTGGCAGGCTTCTAGTGGAACCTTACCGTCAAGTAGTTATCCTTTGTCGCGATCCTCTGCCAGCAATGATGGAACGGTCATCGCGTTTGCAGCCTGCCTTACAGGTACTGGAGGTGGAATCTACTATTCAACAAATAGCGGACTAAGCTTTGTAAAAACATCAACAAACGCAAACGGCGTCGCATCGAGCGGACCGAACGATTATCCAATGAATAGTGTAACAGTTTCAGGGGACGGAACCACTATTTTTGCGATCTCGGCAAACAACGGAATCTATAAATATATCATTGGTAGTGGCTGGGTTACTACATTGCCGTCCACTGTAAGTGGTGGTGCCGCATTGAATTTAGCAAGCACACATTCTCCTACTACAGATGCTGGATGGACATCTTTAGCATGCGATAACACTGGAACAAATATATTTGTATGTTCAACAAGTACGGGCTTAGGTACAGTATGGTACACGCAAAATGGTGGAAGTACCTGGACAACCTCTGGATCAGGTATTAATTTTACAGATATTTGCTGTAATTCAAATGGAAAATTTATATTTGCAGTTGCGTCTCCTGGCAGTTCCGCTCCAAATATTTATTATTCTGGTAATGCTGGTGCTAGTTTTAGCTCAACGACAACTGCTGGTTTTACTTTGAATGAACTTACATCCGTCGGTTGTAGCACGGATGGAACCGTTGTAATATGTGCGGGAAAAAACATATATACATCAACGAATGGTACTGCTGGCACACCAACATTTACCATTAATTCATTCTCAAATACTGCGACGTCAGGTTGGACTCATGCAGTTGTAAGCCAAGATGATCTAAAATTATATGTAACCGCCGATAATGCCGCGGGTACATATTCAGGCGGACTCTATTATTCGCTTGACCAGGGAGCCACATGGAGATACAATGTTCCAGGTGGAACTCCCCTTGGAGTCACTGTAACTTCAGGACGTAGTATTACATTGGGACCGAATGGATATCCTGTTACACTCTTATCAACCGCTCAGTATTCTCCTTCAGTTCAGGCATTCTGGTATAGTACAGTCACAGTTCTCTGCTTCAAGGAGGGCACAAAGATTCTCTGCTTTGTTGACGGCAAGGAACAGTATGTACAGATTCAGGATATGAAAGCAGGTACCCTTGTGAAGACATCGCTTGATGGATACAAGAAGGTGGATATGATTGGTTCCTCCAAGATATATAATCCTTCGCACACAATTCGCGGCAAGGACCGTCTGTACAAGTGTACCAAGGAGAACTATCCTGAAGTATTTGAGGATCTTGTAATCACCGGTTGCCACTCCATTCTCGTTGATGACATTACAGAGGAGCAGCGTAAGGATATCACTGAACTTGCCGGTCGTATCTTTGTGACGGACAATAAGTACCGTCTCATGGCGTGCCTAGACGAACGCGCCAAGCCTTACACCGAAGAGGGTTTACAGACAGTTTGGCATTTTGCCCTCGAAAATGACAATTACTATTACAACTACGGTGTGTATGCAAATGGACTGCTGGTAGAGACCACCAGTAAGCGCATGATGAAGGAGTTGTCTGGTATGGAACTCGTATAACATTTCAGTATATGCTCATAGCATATTATGAAAGTATAATGGTATGGATTTATAGATCCGTGGGGACATTACGGTTGCCACCGCGGCTGGCAATGAAGTCACGCTGCTGAGCCGTTGTGCAGACGCAGCCGCTGCTGCAAGTGTAGCTGGAAGGGCAGCACTCGGGCTTGCACTGGTTATTCTTAAACATGAAGAGATTGTCGGGACCGAGCTTAACATCGGGACCCAGCAATGGCTCATTGGGTGCCGGACCGCGCCAGTTAGATAGACCATTCGCCGGCTTCTTCACAACATTATCATATGTGCCGATCGCCTGGTAGTTATCACCCGTGGGTGCCGCATTGTCCAGCATGTAATCAACGAAACCCTCCGCACGAATAGGGTAATTCGTGAATCCGTTGATCATTAGCAGATTTGCCAACAGAAGGAGACCCAACATGGTGAGCGCGAATACGATTCTGGGAGACATTTGCTTTAGTTATAGATTAGATTTTCTCCGTTGCTGTCGTTAATGTTTCCAAAACCCAGTCATATGTCTTATGAATCTCTGAACTTCCAACATCAGTAAAGTCACGAACTTCGATAAACTGTCCGCCTTCAATCACGGTAAATGTGCCTGAATCCGTAAAGAGTTGGAACCACTCTTCGTTGTCAAGTTTGCGGGCACATAATGTATGCTGCTGTAACCATGTATCGGCGACCTTCGTCCAAGTGCCGGATGACATATACGACTGCTCACTTAATGGAACCGCATTAAGAACCTCGTTCGGGGCGAGCCGTACAATACCGCGTACTGTTGTCTGTTTACCATCGGCACCAATCACTTTACATCCGGGAACAATTTCGCGAATTTCCATAGGACCTAATGGTGTCATTACATGAGTTTTCCCCGTAAAACCGGCTTCCGATGTAAGCGAATCTAAGCTCGGCTCTAAGTAAATCTGCTGTGGGTTCAGTAGCGTAAATACGCGTTTATTCCACTCCGCTAAATCCTCTAGATTGTTGTCTAACTCCTCCCAGTCCGCAAATATGGTCGTACCGTTGCTGGAGTGTACAGGAATACGGCGATTACTGGTAATTAGACAATAGACCTTACGGGTTTGTTGGGGGAGTTTGTGTGCCTGGGGATGATCCTTGACAAACTGCGGTGTATTATTTGTGTATACAATATGCGAGCCTGATACATTCACACCGTATAGTTCGTACATATCATCTGTATCTTGCTCAAATGCAAAAACACCGGTCACTTGTGCGCCGTCAGCAAGTTGGTCTCCAAGTTTAACGCGTTCTATTGTTATTGTATTTCCGTCGGCTGCATCTACAAGTGTTCCTTCCTCAAAACAGAAGATACCCGCCATGCCGGTCACCTTGTCGCCTTGACCTGCGTTCTCAATCATTTGAACTGCCAATACAATCAATACAATCACTGGAATAAAGATGAAGGGTAACCAAATGAAAATTGCAGCAATGATGACAAGAATCGTTAGAATAATATTCACAACAAGATCAAATACGCTAAATGTCGTTTGTAATGCGGCAAGTCCTGACATAATTCCTGCAACCGAAATTGCAAATGTTTTGCCTATCGCAGAATGAAGTTTCATAAATGTTGCTCTTAGGGCAGTTAAGGTACCTTGAAAGCGATTCATAAATACGGCGGTCATGCTGTTGAATCGGCTCCACATCACTTTCAAGAGTCCGCGCACATTAAACAGTCCATTTACTGTATCATCAATTGTATCTGTAAGCATTTTGAAGATAGCCATAATCGGTTGCATAAACATCTTCATCGTTTCGTCGGCAAAGGTTAAAAGAACATTCATGAAATTATCTATAGCAAATTGAATCCGGGACCGTGAATCACCATCAGGCTTGTATAGTGGAGCCAAGAAGAATACGAAAAGTGGATTTTTATTATACTCTTCCCAATGTGCTAAGACATCTTTTTGATTCACTTTTGCAAAGTAGTAAAGAACTCCGAAGAGCAGCACACAGGTCAATCCTATGAACGCCAACATCCTTGTAGTGGGTGAATGAATTATACAATTTCTAAGACCGAAATATAGATGGCGCCCACTCGCAAACATCGCGGTTTTATCCGCCGTGCGGCATATACACGCAAACTCAAGAGCGGTAAGCGTGTACACGTTCCTTCGGCATTGATTAAGAATCGTGGTCTTCCTGGTAAGGGATATAAAGGACCCAACGGTCGTCCCGGTATAGGTCCTCTACGCGAGGGCGACCTATCACAGTTTGGTTACACAAATGTACTAAAACTCTCTAGCCCTCGCCGCCACGCCGCATTGCGTAAGGCGGTCGCCAAATACGGCTCCCTCACAGTTCGTCGTAAACTCCAGGCGGTTGCTACCTACACAAAGCGGACTTCGCCTGCCGCTAGCAAGACATTTAAGAATGATATTGCTTGGATTAAAAGTAAGTTAGATTAAATCTATTATAAATCTACCGACTTGGTAGAATGGGTGGATTTTTTTCCGTAAGTAGTTGGAACGATGTTGATACCTCATATGTAGACACACCTGAGGCAGAGACAACTGACTTATCTGGTGCTGCCGTCGCTACGGATGTATCTGGTGCTTCTACGGATGTATCTGGTGCTTCTACGGATGTATCTGGTGCT